ACACCGTTGAAGGTGGACAATCCAATTCTTTCCCACCTTATAACATTAAAAGAATAGACGATGAGAATTACGAAATTCAAATTGCTATTGCTGGCTTTAAAAAGTCTGAACTTAATGTTGTTGTGGAAGACGGTAACTTAATCGTCAAAGGTGAACAAGAGAAATCAGAAGATGAATTCTTACACAAAGGAATTGCAGAACGCAATTTCACTAGAACATGGGGCTTAGCTGATGAAGTTAAAGTTACAGGTTCTGAATTGAAGGATGGAGTTTTAACTATTTCATTGGTACACGAAATACCAGAGGAAAAGAAACCTCAATCTATTAAAATTAAATAATTAAAGGAGAAGGAGCATGTCAAGCGTTCAGATAGTAAAATTAACATCGGGTGAAGATCTTATAGGTAAAGTACAGGAGGCTGAAATAGAAGGCAAAGCATTTGTCATCATAGAAGACCCTGCTTTAATTATGATGATGCCTAAGCCTGGTAGTGAAACTGAATTTGGCGTGGGACTTGCTCCTTACGCTCCATTTGCTAAAGAGCAAAAAGTACCTATATTCCCAACACATATTGTTTCTTTATATGAACCTGAAACTGATTTATTAAATGCTTATAATGCTAAATTTGGTTCAGGTCTTATTCGTCCCGACTTTATAAATAAAAAAGTATTAAACGAAACAATAAAGAAGAGATAGGATGTACGAATATAGATGTAAAGTAGTTAAGGTAGTAGATGGAGATACAGTAGATGTGGATATCGACTTGGGCTTCGGTTTATGGCTTAAAAAACAAAGAATACGATTATATGGGATCGACACTCCAGAAAGTCGAACCCGTGATAAAGTTGAAAAACGATTTGGACTTAAGGCAAAAGATTACCTCACAAAAAGACTTGAAGAAGGGGCTATACTCAAAACAAGGCTTGATAAAAGAGGAAAATTCGGCAGGATACTTGGTGAATTTATTTTGTTAGAAGCAGAAGGTACTAGATATGAAATGCCTGTTAATGTTAACCAGGAGATGGTTGAACAACATCATGCAGTTCAATATCATGGCCAGTCTAAAGAAGAAATTAAAGAGGCTCACTTAGTTAATAGAACCTTTTTTGATGAAGAATAGTTGATTTTAGGCTTGTAAGAGTCTATAATTATAATATGAATTTGGTGTTGTTATGACTTTTTATACTTATGCAAGACATTATGGTGATAAGATTTTGGTTCGTGGAGTTGACGAGCACGGAGCTCGTTTTACCACACGACATAATTTCAGCCCAACCCTGTTTGTAAAATCAGAAAAACCCTCAGAATATAAAAGTATATTTGGCGAAGATGTTTCGCCTATTCAGTTTGAATCAAATAAAGAGGCAACCGCCTTTTTTGATAGATATAAAGACGTATCTAATTTTCCAATATTTGGCCAAAACTATTATGGCTATCAATACATAACAGAAAAGTATCCTGGAACAGTTGAGTGGGATGCTAAACACATAAAAATATATTCTATTGATATAGAATGTACTTCGGAAAACGGATTTCCGAATGTAGACTCCCCTACAGAACAGATGTTAGTTATTACTCTTCAAGATAACAACACCAAGAAAATAACAACATGGGGCGTAGGGGAGTTTACTCCAGCAGAAGATACAAAACATTTAGATATAGAATATGTTTATTGTAAAGATGAAAGAGAATTGCTTGCAAGTTTCTTAGGATGGTGGAAGGATAATTGTCCTGATATTATTACTGGTTGGAATAGTCAATTATTTGATATTCCTTATTTGTTAGCAAGAACTGAAAAGATATTAGGTACAGGAGAACACAAAAAGTTCTCTCCATTTGGATTAGTTAATAAAAGACCTATTAGATTCCAACAAAGGGAATTGACTGCATATGAAATTACAGGTGTTGCACAATTAGACTATTTAGACTTATATAAGAAGTTTACTTATGTTACAAGAGAGAGTTACAAACTAGACTTTATTGCACAAACAGAACTAGGACATAAAAAATTAGAGTCTGGTTTTGAAACATTTAAAGAATTTTATGAGAAGGATTGGAATAGGTTTGTAGAATATAATATCATTGATACAGTTCTTGTTGATGAATTAGAAGATAAAATGAAACTTATTGAACTTGCAATAACAATGGCATACGATGCCAAATGTAATTATAATGATGTTTTTTCAGCAGTTAGAACTTGGGATAGTTTATTATATAATCACCTTTGGGAGAAAAAGATAGTTATACATCAGGGTGGTGGTAGAAAAGAAAGACAAATAGAAGGTGCATATGTACAAGAACCTGTTCCTGGAGATTATGATTGGGTGGCAAGTTTTGATGCAACAAGTCTATATCCTAGTATATTGATGCAATACAATATGAGTCCTGAAACTATTATTCCTGGATTTGAATATGATGTTAAGGTTGATGACTTATTAGATAGGTATAAGTTAGACAAGTTAAAAGAAAAGAATTATGCAATGGCAGCTAATGGAACTTGTTATAAGAGAGATAAGCAAGGATTATTTCCTGAGATAGTACAGAAGTTTTTTAATGATAGATTAAAATATAAAAAACTAATGCAGGAGTCACAAAGGAAGTACCAAGAAACAGGTGCTAAAGTTTATCAGAATGAAGTTAGTAAATATAATAACTTCCAAATGGCAAGAAAGATTCAATTAAACAGTTTATATGGTGCCCTGGCAAACCAATACTTTAGATTTTATGATGATAGAATTGCAGAAGGTATTACAATGACAGGTCAATTAATAATCAGAGATACAGCAAAGGCATTAGACGATTATGTTAATAAAGTATGTGGCACAGAAGAAAAAACTTATTCTTTTTATAGTGATACTGACTCTTGTTATGTTACATTAAAGGATATGGTTGAAAACTTTTTCCCAGATAAAGGAAAAGATAAAACAATAGATCTAATTGATAAGATAGCAAATGAAAAAATAGAACCTGCAATAGATAATGCAATGACTAAACTTGCTAATTATACAAATGCTTTTGAAAATAAGATATTTTTTAAGCGAGAGATAATAGCAGATAAAGGTATATTTGTAGCTAAGAAAAGATATGCTTTAAATGTATTTGATGATGAAGGATTACGTCTAACAAAGCCTAAATTAAAGGTTATGGGATTAGAGATAGTGAGAAGTAGTACTCCAGGCCCTATTAGAGAGTCTCTAAGGGAGGCGGTTAGGCTCATATTAACAAGTAGTCAAGAAGAATTACATAGTTTTATAGAGGAGACTAGAGAGGGTTTTAATAATATGACTGCAGAGGAAATAGCATTTCCTAGAGGGTGTAATAATATGGCAAAGTATCATTCTCAAGCAGACATTTACAGTAAAGGAACACCTATACATGTAAGAGGTGGATTATTATATAATCATTATGTAAAGAAAATGAATTTAGGTTTGAAATATGAAAGAATTCAAGAAGGGGATAAAATTAAGTTTTTATATCTAAAAGAACCAAATGTAATAGGAGAGAATACAATAGCATTCATAACTAAATTACCTACAGAGTTTGATTTAGATAAGTATGTTGATTACAATGTAATATTTGAAAAAGCATTTATAGAACCTTTAAAGAACATTTTACAACCTATAGGTTGGCACACAGAACCACAAGCAACATTGGAGGATTTATTTGGATGAGACACGGAAAAGATAGAACATATTCTGCCACAGGTGGAAGAAAGGCGAGAAGGGAGAGGGCATTAGAAAGACTACAGGCCTCTAAATTTACACCTAAGACAATGTCTAACGGGAAAGAGAGAAATGAAAAACACTGGACAGAGAAAAAAGAAGCGCAAATTGAAACACTTACAAGAAGAATCCAAACATCAGAAACAAAGGGTTATGTTTCAAGAGAAAAAACTTAAAGATCAAAAAATTGAAATAGATGAACAAATGAAGTTAATAGCAGATTATTTTAAAATATGAAAGTAGCAATTATAGGACATGGATATTGCGGGCAAGCAACTGAATACTTGATTGAGGAATATATTGTTCCTACACCTGAAGTATTAATACATGATCCACCAAAAGGATTTGTTATAGACGATTGGAAAGATATAACTTTTGCATTTGTTTGTGTTCCAACAAATTTAAAAGAACAACAACTGGATATTTCAATAGTTGATGAGGTTGTGGAAACTGCTAAAGACGCAGGAAGAATTATTATTAGAAGCACACTAGGTCCTGATCAGGCAATAAAGTATGCCAAAAAAGGTGCAATTATTATGCCTGAATTTTTGAAAGAAAACAGTTGGAAACTTGATGTAGATAATTATAAAAATCCATTATTAGTAGGTGGCCATAATATGGAAGACTTTATTGGATTTTTAGAATCTTCAAGACATCACAAAAAAATTATTCAAACAGGTCCATGTGAAGCATCAATGATTAAATGTGCGAGGAATTCTTTCCTTGCAGTTAAGGTTGGTTTTATGAACGACATAAAAGATATATGTGATGTTCATGATATAGATTATAGGGAAGTAGCAAGATTTTTTAATCAAGATAGTGCAATGGGTAATTCACATACACAGGTTCCTGGTTGGGACGGAAAGTATGGATTTGGTGGTTCTTGTTTACCAAAAGACTTGACACATACCTCTAATCTGTGCTATGCTAACGATAATATTATGAAGACTGCAATTGCAGCTAATGAATTTAGGAGAAAAGATGGGAAACTTAATAGAGAGAATTAAAAAAACCAGTACAATTAGAGAAACAGATATCCTAACGGAATCTAAATTCTTTAATGCAAAAGACTTAATACAAACTTCTGTACCTGCAGTTAATGTTGCATTAAGTGGAAGATTGGATGGTGGATTAACACCAGGACTTACAGTATTTGCAGGTCCAAGTAAACATTTTAAAACAGCATTTGCTATGTTATTGGCAAAAGCATTTTTAGACAAATATGATGATGGTGTTATTTTATTTTATGATTCAGAGTTTGGAGCACCTCAACAATATTTCGACACATTTGATATTGATACAACAAGAGTGGTGCATACTCCAATAACTGATGTAGAACAATTAAAACATGATTCTATGCAACAATTAAATGGCTTAGAAAGAGATGATCATGTCATGATTATTGTTGATAGTGTAGGAAATTTGGCAAGTAGAAAAGAAGTAGAAGATTCTTTAGAAGGAAAGTCAGTAGCAGATATGACAAGAGCCAAACAAATGAAATCACTATTTAGAATGATTACTCCACATTTAACAATTAAAGATATACCTGCAATAGTGGTTAATCATACATATAAGGAAATAGGAATGTTTCCTAAAGATGTTGTTAGTGGTGGTACAGGAATATATTATTCAGCAGATAACATTTACATTATTGGTAGAAGGCAACAAAAGACAGGAACAGAAATTACAGGTTATGAATTTGTAATCAACGTTGAAAAGTCTAGGTTTGTTAGAGAGAAATCTAAAATTGTTGTAGATGTTTCATGGGAAGCAGGTATTAGTAAATGGTCTGGTTTATTGGATATGGCATTAGAATCTGGACATGTTACAAAACCTAGTGTAGGGTGGTATCAAAGAACAGGTGCAGATAATAAGGTTAGAGCAAAAGGCTTAGATAAAGAGTTTTGGTTGCCAATTTTACAAGACGAGACATTTGCTACTTGGGTTCAAGAGAGATACACTATTGGTTCAGTTGATATGATGAACCAAGAGATATCAGAGGAAGACATTGCCAAAGAATACGATAAAGTGTGATAGGTGTGAAAAAACACTAGATCCAGATAATGAGAAGGTATTAGCATTCCATAACGATATGGAATTAGAAGACACAGTTTACATCTGTGAGCCCTGTGTCTTAGAAGTTTATAATGAATATAGTAAGGTTATAGAAATTGAAGAACAGAATTGAACAAGTTATTTTAGAAAATTTAATTAAAGATGATGACTTTGTAAGAAAGGTTATTCCTTTTCTTAAACCTGAATACTTTATGGCGTTTGAAGATAATAAAGTATTTAAAGTGATTTATGACTTTGTAGAAAAATACAATAACCCTCCAAGTAAACAAGCAATTATTCTTAAATTAAATGAGGATAAATCTTTAAATGAAGATACTCATAAAAAATGTATGGAAGTTATTGATACATTAAATGGTGATGAAGTAGATAAGAATTGGTTAGTAGACGAAACAGAAAAGTTCTGTAAAGATAAAGCATTATATTTGGGTGTTATGGAAAGTATCCAAATCATAGATGGTAAAAAGAAAGACATGTCTACAGATGCTTTACCAAGTATTTTATCTGAGGCATTGAGTGTAGGTTTTGATACTAATGTAGGACACGATTTTATAGAAGATGCTGATAAAAGATTTGACTATTATCACAGGTTAGAAGAAAAGATTGAATTTGATTTAGATATGTTTAACAAGATAACTGAAGGTGGTTTATCTAATAAAACATTAAATATAGCATTAGCAGGTACGGGTGTTGGTAAATCCCTTTTTATGTGTCATATGGCGTCTGCTTGCATCGCTAAGGGGCAAAATGTGTTATATATTACCCTAGAAATGTCCGAAGAGAGAATTGCTGAACGTATAGACGCTAATTTAATGAATATACCTATTATGGACTTAAAAGACTTATCCAAGGCAATGTATGATGATAGAATTAGTAAAATTAATGATAAGATAGAAGGTAGACTAATAGTTAAAGAATATCCTACAGCATCAGCACATGCAGGACATTTTAAAGCATTGATAAATGAATTAAAACTTAAAAGGAGTTTCTTTCCTAATATTATATTCATTGATTATTTAAATATTTGTACAAGTTCTAGATTTAGACCTGGGAGTATGGCAAATTCATATACAATTATTAAGAGTATTGCAGAAGAACTTAGGGGATTAGCTGTAGAACAGAATGTTCCTATTGTTAGCGCAACACAGACAACTAGAGGTGGATTTAATAGTAGTGATGTAGACTTAACAGATACATCAGAAAGTTTTGGTTTACCAGCAACAGCAGACTTAATGTTTGCAATTATTAGTACAGAAGAATTAGAGCAGTTGGGTCAGTTTATGATTAAACAGTTAAAGAATAGATATGCAGATCCTACAAGAAATAAAAGATTTATGATAGGTGTTGATAGGGCAAAAATGAAATTATTTGATCTAGACCCTTCAGCACAGCAACAGTTATCAGACAGTAATATTGATATTCCTGTATTTGACAGAGGAAAAACGGACGACAAATATTCTGATATCAAGTTTTAGTCATATAAATAATATTGAACTTATTTTATATGGAGTGAATTATGGCAGATAAAAGAGAAAATTTTGTAGAAATTAGCTTAGCCGAGTATGAAGAATTAAAAGCACAAATACCTGGAGACGAACCAGAAGCAGCAGATGCTAAACCTTGGTGGAGTGCACCTGACGACAGAGGTTGGATATGGATTGCACCTGAGTATTTTAGTAGATGGAGATTATTCCCTCGTGCTTTTATTTCAATGTATATCTACTTATTGTTTAAAGTAGTTACATGGTTTATGGCTCTACCAGCACCTATAGCAGAACAGTCTGCTTTGGTTAGTGTTATTGTTGGAGCTGGAGCTGCTTGGTTTGGTTTATATGTAAACAGTACATCAACAGATCACGGTAAGAAAGATTAATGCCTGAGATAGTACTATCAGATTTTTATGTAGAGTTTTTAGGGTTCCTATTAACTCTGATTGTTGGTTTATCCATTCGGGATTGGGCTAGTTCTTTTGTTAAAGGAGCTAAGTTTAGATTCAATCCTTCCTTTCAAGAAGGTGATAAAGTATTATTAGATGGCTGTCCAGCATTGATTGTAAAGATAGGTTTAGGAGAAACTGTTTTTGGAGTATATGGAGAAGAAGGATATACATGGCGATATGTTCCTAATACTCGTATTGAATATTTAAAATTAGAGAAAATAGTTGATCCTGAATTACACAGAGATACAGATCAAGAAAAGGCACAAAGGATTATAGACTCTTTACAGGACGCTAAGATTAAAGAAAATGGTGAAGCAATTAAAAAAATAAAAAATGGAGATAAGTGATGCCCCCAAAGTTCAAACCCTCACAAAAAGAATATATTAAGAATGCAGCAGGAAGACCTACAAACAGGTGGAGATGGAAGCATTTTTATCTTAGACAAACATCAACACAAGAGATTATTGACGCAATAAATAATCCTAAAACAAAAAAACATAAAACAAAATTTCTTAACGAACTTGTTAGACGTGGTGTAAATGTGGTATGGGTTGTAGATGAAGACAAAGAAAATTTGGTGGAAGGGTAAAATAGGATATGGTGATATAATATCACCTATTTGTTATGCCCATAATCAAGCTGAAATTAATAAACAGAATGTTGAATTAAATTTCTACTTTGAACACGAAGAAGGAACTAAATTCAAAGAAGATGATTCTGAAACTATTAATGATAGAATTGATTTTATAACTGAAAATATGTTAGTTGAACATGATTTTAAGGTTACTGTTAATCAAACATATAATTATGTCTTTCCTACTAATCATGTTGGTTATAACGACAATCCAAGATCATTACACAATTTAGCATTCTCTAAATATAAATGGAAAGAAGGCGATACAATATATTTGATTACACCAAGAAAAAATAAAAAACAGTTTGCAGAATATGCCCCACAGAAAGCATGGAAAGATGAAGGACATTGGGACGATATAACAAACGATCTTAAACTTAAAGGTATTCCCTGGGAAGAAATACATTACCAAACACCATTAAAAGAAGTCTGTGAAAAGCTCTCAACTTCTAGGTTTGTAATAGGATATCATGGAGGAGCAAGTTGGGTTGCAAGATGGTTAGGTGTACCCATGTGGATAAGATCACAAAGAAGAGAATGGAGTGAAGAGATTTTTCCTTGGAATAAAAAAAGAAAATCAGAAAGTTTAAAACAATTTAAGAAAGTATTAGATGAAAGAGAAAAGTATCTACGTAGGGTATGATCCTAAAGAAAAGATTGCTTACGATGTTTGTAAACATTCTATAGAGTCTAGATCTGATTTAAAGGTTAATAGACTTTATACAAAAGACATACCTGAATATGATCGTGATTGGGGAGAGCCTCAATCTACTGATTTCACATTTTCTAGATTTTGGGTACCTTATCTAAACGACTTTAAAGGCTATTCAGTTTATTGTGATAGTGATTTCCTCTTTTTAAAGAATCCTATTTCCTTATTAAATGCTTATAATTTATCTAAATATGCAGTTATGGTTGTAAAACATCCTCCATATATTCCTAAAGGTGAGTTGAAAATGGAAGGAATACCACAGCATAGAATGTACAGAAAAAATTGGGCAAGTTTGATTGTATTTAATAATAGTCATTCAGCATGTAAACAACTGACTCCAGACTACTTAAACAATCATACACCAGGATATGAATTTCATACTTTAAATTGGTGTAGAGATTCTGAGATAGGTGCAATTACTATAAATTGGAACACCCTAGCAGGGTATTATTACTTAGATGAACAAGATATTGGGGCAATACACTATACAGACGGTGGACCGTGGCATTCAGACTATACAGACTGTGAATATGCGGGTTTATGGCGTCTAGAACATGCAAAATTAGTGCAAAAGAATGAAAAAAAAGGTTGACCTTACCCTAATAAGAGTGCATAATAACGGTATATTAAATAAAAAAGGATATTAAATATGGCAAAAGATTGGGACGATTTAACAGAAAGAGAACAGTTACTTACTTATATAAGCGACTGTTATAAAGATGTTTATGGGTGTAGACCTAGAGGCCTTTATAATGATTATTCTGTTGAAGAGCTCAGATCCACATTGGACCGCCTTGTTGAAGATGCTAATACTCAATATGAGGAAGAGCAGAAGTGGAAGGCTGATAATTGGAAAGAAGTCCATGTTGAATTTTCTAATTTAGTTAATATAGGAGCAAAAGACTTTAAACAAGCACTTGCTTGGGATATGGAAGCTCAAGGAGCAGATGGTGATTTTGAATACTACTGCTTTTTAAAGAGAGTAGATTACTCCAAGGCTAAAATATTCCAAAGATTAGCTGCTTAAAAGATTTAGTCTTTTGGTCCTATTTGTTATTGACTCTTACATATAAAGAGTCTATAATGTGTTAGTATTGTAAATAAAATAATGGAGTCAGTTATGTCAGACCAACTTTTTAAATACGCAGGTTATTCTGTTACTGAATCAGGCCAAACAAAGGCTAGGTTCGGGAACGATATGGTTTCGCGTATTAAGAAACTTACGGCAAAAGGCAACACAGATACATTCTTTGTTGAATTGCCGCAAGCCATGACCAAACAGGAAGCTTCACAACATCTATTAGACACAAACGAAGAACTTGCGTCTGATTTTGATGTTAGAGATGCTCTCCAAAAGGTCGTGTTTAGGAACGTCCCTAAGACTACTAGAACTGTTAAAACTTCAACACCTAGTGTTGAGTCAACGGTTGTGGTTAACGAAGGGGCATTTAGTAACCAATAATATGGGAGAGCTAATTATGGCAACTCGTAAGGTGAGCCAGCAACAAAAAGTTCTAAACTTTTTGAACACTGGTAAAAGTTTGAGCAATGCAGTAGCAACGCACAAACTCAGAGTAAATAGATTACCTGCTAAGATTAATGTTCTTAGAGCTGCAGGATATCCTATTTACACTAATACCAATTCTCAAGGTAATGCTACCTACAGACTTGGTACTCCTAGCAGAGCAATGATAGCAGCAGCGTTCACCGCTGGCGTATCATTTAACTAGGCATAAATATAGTGAGTTTTGGTTGTTCAACACTTTTTGAAATCAAATAAACAACCACAGTTTCGAGGTTGAGGAGTTAAACCGAGGTCGTCAGAGGCCAAATGTAGCCCACTAAAAAGGAGAAAGGGATGGACCTTGTAAAAAACCATACTAAAATACGACCTGGAGTAAAAATAAAAGTCACATAAGTCGGGAACTAGCGCAAGGCTTGTCGTTAAAAGGCTCCACAATTTTAGAGGGAAAAAGATGTCTATAGGAAAAGAATTAATTGAAGCATTAGCAGACAGATACAGAGGCGAAATAGCATCAGCTAAAGCTAATGTAAAAGTGTATTTAGAAAATCCAGCTGGTATAGGAGAGCATCCAGACGTCGTAGCAGCAATTGATACTCAAATACAACTTATAGCAAATGCTCAAGAAAAGTTAGATATATTAAACAGCAGACAATTCAACTTATTAGGGGATAAATTTCCAGTTGAATAACATGGACATGGTTTACAAAATTACAAACGAGAACAAAACAGCTAGGGTCACTAGACAAGATGTACCCTGGAAACAGCATGTAGTACAATTTTTTGATACGGGTGAATTAGTATTCACTCAATATCTTATGGGTAAGGACAGCAAAACAGATGCCCTTACCACAGCAATGGAGTTTGTTAAAGGGAGTAAACCAGATGGCCAACCACGTTTATAGTACAGTTCATTTAATTAGTAGCACAAACGATGGAGAAATTCGTTTTGATTCTGTTTTTTCAGATATCCAAGATCAATATGGAGAATCAGGATTAGAATTTTCTAGTTTTCTCCCAGACCAAGAAATAGTTGATAATGAATACATGGAAGAAAATGTAGGTCCTAGATGGGCTAAAATTTCTGGCAGGGAAGATGATGCTTTTGGTTATGAAGGTTTAGCAATTAGTATTACATCTGAATGGAAATCTCCTAATAAATGGTTTGAACAGTTAGGAGAATACTTGTCATCATATGATCCTGATGTTGAATTAATAATGACCTATGTTGATGAATATTATAATTTTGCAGGGGTATATGTTTGGAAGAATCAATGTCCTAGTATAGAAGAACAGACAGGTGTGTGGTTTAAACAACAGTTAGAAGAATTAGGTAAAGAACCAAGTGATTTGCCTGAATTTATTGAAGAAGAAATAACAAGATGGGGCTTAGATATAATTAATGATGAAGAATAGGTCCACTCAATTGTGTTGATTTTTTGTTAAAAGTATGTATAGGAGATATATAATGAACTATGTGAAAGAGATGGCAACATTTACTTTACAATCTCCTTCTTCTCTTCTTGTGTTATTTAGCAGAAGAGGATTTACAGTTAGCCAAAACTACACCAGGAAAAGGTGAGCAAGCTGTGGAGATAGAAGTATGAGGTTAGATTACAAAAATTGCGGGCGTATAGGAATAACCTGTAGTACTTTTGACTTACTACATGCAGGACATATAGTTATGCTAGAAGAAGCCAAAAGACATTGTGATTACCTAATAGCAGCTCTGCAAGTAGATCCCACATTAGATAGAAAAACAAAAAACCCACCCGTACAAAGTATAGTTGAAAGACAAATACAATTAGCAGGAGTAAAATTTGTAGACGAGATAGTAGTTTACAATACAGAAGACGATTTAGAAGATTTATTTTTAACATTACCTCTTGATGTAAGAATTATAGGTGATGAATATAAAGACAAAGAGTTTACAGCAAAGAGAATTTGCTATAAAAGAAAAATTGAAATTGTGTATAACAAAAGAGATCACTCTTTCAGTTCAACTGATCTTAGAAAAAGAACATCACAAAGTGATATTGATTTTGAGACTAATGAACTTGAAAGAAAACAATCAGAATGGAGTGTAGATAAATAATGAAGACAACAGGATTACAAAGAGTTATTAATTGTTTGAAAGCAGAAAAGAGAGCAACAGAACCTAGTTTCCAAAACTTTTGGAAAAATACAGCTCAAAATCTTGCACAAAAAAACAATATAGATATAGCAGATGTAAAAGAAAATTTGGAGTTATATGATGCAGGAGAAATTAAAGTTAAAGCTGGTAGCTTCCACTAGAATCTGGCATGCACATGGTTTGTCAAGAGACTTTCCAATGTGGCAACCAGGCGGAAGTGGCGAATATATAATAGGTTATTTTGATCATGAGCCTACTTTAGAAGAAGTGGGCGAAACGGTTTCAAAGTTCATGCACGTCTTAGAAGGAAGGATGAATCCTCAGACTGCAGAAGTTTATTCAGGCTATTGCTTATATCATCGAGATGGATTAACACATAATGAACAATTCCAGTTACAAAACGGAGAGGTCATCGATTTCCCAGCAGAAGACGTCACAGGAATCGTCCAAGAAACTAAAGAATAGATTAACTGCTGGTTTTACTTATTACGAGGAACCTCACAAACTAGAAATCCAAATGAAAGTTTGGGAACAATGGCCTTCTATGGTTGATATATTTTTAGTAGATGATGGTTCAAGTCGTACTAGGGCTGAAGAAGTTTTAGAAGGTTGGGAATTGCCTGAATGGGGTGCAACTTTACAACTTTGGAGATGTACAAGAGATTTAGGCTTCAATTCACATGGTTGTAGAAATTTAATAGCAAAGTATGCACAGACAGATGTTATAGCATTTTTTGATATAGACCAAATAATGTATCCTGGAGACGTTGCTAGATTAAAAAAATTTAATTTTTATCCAGATCAAATAATGCACCATTATCTCTACTTTAAAGATAAGCAAGTAGTAATAGATAGGTTAGGTCATATGAATTGCTTTATGATACACAAGGATCTTTTTTGGAAAGCAGGTGGATATGATGAGTCGTTTACAGGACATCATTGGGGTGACAGAGAATTTTTAGATAGAATTTGGAAAGCAGAAGCAAGAAAAAGACATTCTGGTTGTATAGTAGAACTTAATAGAGGTGGAAGAGAAGGTTATATTAATCATAATATAACGAAAAGCCAGTATGTTGATGACGACTTATATTTTGCTCCATTATCACAAAAAGAAATTAAAAAATTAAGGGGTTCAGTTAAGAAAAGACTTAATTTTCCTTTTATTCGTATCTTATAAATACTATTATGCGCTTTACTACATTTTTAAAAGAACAAGCAGAAGAAGATAAGCTCAAACATTTAGAGCATGTGGAAGATCATGTCATTCACGGCGGTAAAGAAGGATTTGGGCATGCTTTTCATACTCTGAATGACGTACATAATAAATTACAAGGAAAGGGAGGAGATGACACCCAAGTTACTATGAAATATGATGGCAGTCCAGCTGTAATATTTGGTAATCATCCTAAAACAGGGAAGTTTTTTGTATCATCTAAATCAGCCTTTAATAAGGCTCCTAAGATAAACCATACACATGAAGACATTGAAAAGAACCATGGACACGCTCCAGGTTTAGTATCTAAATTAAAATATGCACTAGACCATTTACATAAAACTAACCCACAAGGGATATACCAAGCAGATATAATGCACACAGCAGAGGATTTACAACATGATAAGAAAAATAACAAGGTACATTTTACGCCAAACACAATTACATATTCCGCCCCGGCAGATTCAAGCCATGGAAAGTTGGCAAAACGATCGCAAATTGGAATTGCAGTCCACACAAAATACGAAGGTAAAAGAATCGAAGACTTAAAGGCAGTACACAATCCTGAAACAGATCATTTTACAAACCATAAAGATGTACATGTAATTAGAACAGGACACGACACAAGTCAAAATAGATACAGTTTAGAAGATAGAGCACAAGTAGATCATCATCTAAAACAAGCCGTAGGACATTTTAAACAAACACCAGACGAACATCACGATACTGTAATGAAACATGCAGTAGCAAAGAAAACATATATTAACCATACTGTAAGAACTGGCGAACAATATTCTCATGAAGGATTTGTAAACCATGTATCAGCTAAACATCAAAAGAAAGTAGATGGTGTTAAAACAGACGCAGCAAAAGCGAGACATCAAACAACAATGGACAATACAGTAGGTCATATAAATAAAAATAAGGAACACTTTGAAGGTCCTATGCACATGCACAGACACCTTCAAGCAGCAAAGAATATAATTACAAAGAGTTTATCTCAGCGCTCAGATTGGGAACATTCAATAGCAGGCGCTCCAAGTAAACCAGAAGGATTTGTAGCAATAAGAGGTGGCAGAGCCTCTAAATTTGTAGATAGGAGTGAATTTAGCGCAGCTAATTTCAATAAAGGATAATGGCAGACGAGCAAGAAAAACATATAGTATTTTCATATGGTAGGATGAACCCACCTACTGCTGGACACAGTAAGGTAGTAGATAAAGTCCATTCACATGCACAAAAAATAGGTGCTAACCATGCAGTTATTGTTAGTCATTCACAAAATAAGAAAACAGATCCTTTACATCACGAACATAAAAAAGAATATTTAAAGCACATTCATCCTGAAGTGAACTTTGAACATTCTACAAAAGAACACCCACACTTTTTAGCACAACTTAAAAGATTTAATCAAGAAGGACATACACACGCAACAATGGTTGTAGGTAGTGATAGAGTTAATGATTTTAAAAAATTAGCAAAAAAATATAACGGAAAAGAATATAGTTATAAAAAGATAAACATATTATCTGCAGGACATAGAGATCCTGATGCTGAGGGTGTTGCAGGAATTAGTGGTACAAAGATGAGAAACCATGCTAGTGGAAACGATTATAAATCATTTAAAGCAGGGTTACATCCTAATCACTCTGATGAACATGCAAAGAGATTATTTAAAGCAACAAGACAAGGGTTAAACCTACAAAAAGAAGAAAGGGGAATGTTAGATTTTAGAACATTCTTAACAGAGCAATGTTAATATTAGTTAGACTAGGAATAGCATGTGTTACAGCAGTTTTTGGTAACGCATTTAGTAAATGGTTTTTGAATACTAAAGCAGGTGCTTGGTTTCAAGTTAAACTAGACAATCTTATGTCTTACTTATCAAATAAGTATGATATAGAGATAGCCAAAAAAGAAGCTAAATGGAGAGCAGACTATCCCTTACTAGCAAAAAGAATTGACAAGATAGAAGCTAAAATAGAAGGCTACGATGAATGGAAGAAGGTTTTAGATGAGTAAAGTATTAATAGGAATAATTTTATCTTTAGTTCTAGCATTTGGAACTTACTATTGGTTCTCATCTAAGAAAATAGAACGATTAACAGAGAACAATGCTAAATTATCTGTAGTAGCAAAAACTAATGAGGAAACTATTAATAGGTTGAATGAGGATAATCAATCATTCCAAAGAGCCAATGACGAATTACAGGTTAAACTTAAAGCGTCTGAGGCATATGGTGATGAACTTGGTAAGAAACTAAGGAAACACAATTTAACATTATTAACCCTGAAAAAACCTGGGTTGATTGAAAAAAGAGTAAATGATGCAACAAAGAAAATATTTGAAACACTTGAGTCTGATACTGCTACTACCACTGATAATTAGTGGTTGTAGTTTAATGCCACGAGAAGTGGCTGTCCAGACAAAATTTGTCGAAAGATCCATACCAATACAGGGGCACCCAAAGGGTGTAACATTATATCCTGTAAAATTTTATGCAGTAACTGCAGATAATTATGAAGAATTTAGAACTAAATTTGAGAAAGAGTATGGAGATTTTGTATTCTTCGCTATAAGTGTCCCTGATTATGAGAATTTGTCCCTAAACATGGGAGAATTAAAAAGATACATAGATCAGCAAAAAACTATTATTGTCTATTATGAGAAAAGTATAAATAATGAGTATAAGGCACAAGTTGGCGTAGAAAATGACAATCAGTAAAAATTTCAAAGATATAAGAGAAGCCAGGAAGATGTACGATGGTGGCAGAGCAGCTAAAAGAGGCTGGGACTGTGGAGACTGTGGTGCAGAGAAAAATAGAAGCGATCAATGTAGAAGCTGTGGCTCTCCTAAAAGATATCATGTTAAAGAAGCTACGGCAAAAGAAGTTCTTGCAAAGAGAATGAAGTCAGATCATCCAGATGATAATCCACAAGCATTTAGACAAACTAAAAGTCCTATAAAAGATGGACCTAAAACATATAAGATGCATGGAAAATTCCAAGATTCTGGTAGAGTTTCACAAAAAGGTAAGACAGCAGCTCTTAAGAAACAACACAAAAGACGTCCTAAGGATTATGGAATATCAGAAACACCTGAACTTTCCTCACCAGAGTTACAACAACAATTAGACGAACTATCACCAAAGACTTTAAAAAATTATACAAATAAAGTTCTTTCTAAAACACCACCTCACGAGTTAGATGATAAACAGATAAAGAATATTAGAAGAGCAGGACAAAAGATTTACGATAAAGAATATTCAAAGACTGGTAAGCCGGTAAAAGACAAAGACGGTAAAACAGTTGGAATGGTTCATAAAGAAGAGGCCCCTCTCAAAGGTTTTAGAAACAAAGATTATGGTGTTAGTAAGGCAGGTAACTTACACAGAAACCCAGATTCAGGATCAGGACAAAGTGATTCAGATAGAGTAGCTGATGCTTTAGATAAACATGAGTTTAAGAAAAAGCGTTTATCAATGATTAGAAAAGCACATAAGAAAGTTTTAAAGAAAAAAGGTATTAAAGAAGATTTAGCATCAGGAAGACCTGCAAAGAAACCAGTATCAAGTAACTTACTAAAACAAAGAGCTAGGGATAATGAAAAGGCACTAAAGTCAGGCTTTATGAAACTTACACCTAAAGAAAGAGCTAAAGAAGCAAAAAGATTCCTTGAAGATAAAAACTGGCCTAGACCATTTTCAAAATCTGAAAGAGATGAATTTCTAGAAAAAGGACCAAAAGGTAAACATAAAGTTTCATCAGATACTAAAAAAACTATCGATCAAATATCAAAGGATAAAGAAGATAGAAAAAAAGCTATTAATAAATCCACAAGACGAGGTAGATTACCGGAATCAGCTCCAGCAGCAGGTGATGTAGATAAAAAGACAATGGGTCAAATTAATCGTAGGATTGATAAAGAAATGAAGAAAAAAGGCATTAAGACCAATTGGATGAAAGGTGTTAAAGAAGCTAAGAAACCTACAGTACATTTTAAAGGTGAAGACAAACTTAAAACAGTTAAGATTAAAT